TGGTATCAGAGCTAGATGAGTGAGTAGTTTTCATAAAAGGTATTCAGGTTAAGGGGAAAGAGTTATTATGCTAATCCTATTTTGATCTTCCTATTTCAAAAGATCTCTGAGTTGTAGTATTCTTATGGAAAAAGTCCTTGGGCACTATATCTGGTAAAAGGCAGAAGGCCGTGTTAATCCAGTGAAACCCTGAGGTGATCCTAATGAATATGAGTCATGTCTGAGAAATGGGAAAGATCAATTCAGGATTGGTATAATAATTCCAGAACCGCAAACCTTGAATATCTTGATTTAGCAGAAAAAGAAAAACCCACCAATACTCATTTGTTTCATAATCTAGCAGTAGTTTATGATCGTTTGAATTTACAATCTCGTGTGAACCTTAAAAATTTGAAACATATCCTTGAAAGAATTGAAAGGCAGGAGTTGAGATTAGAAAATCTTGAAAAATCTGTTAAAAACCTCACAAAGGTTTTTGTGGAAAATAAGCCTTTAACAGCCATAGAAGTAAGAAGGCTTGTTCAGGAGATATCTCAGCAGCCAAAGCTAGTTGAGCGGGAAGCCCTGAAGCTGACAGAAGAACTACGCCTAAAACTCGAAAGAGTTGAGGTAATAGTTAAAAAGGTTGAAAGCTGGGCTAACTCATGAGCTATATTGTTTCGCAAGGAACAAATAGTTACCGAGAAGCAGTAAGAGCCACAGAAGGAATTGAATCTCCAGCAGCAGGATTTGTTAAGCCCGCAGAATTCCAGGGAGGAACATCCTCAGCAAAAATCCAAATCAAGCAGAATAATACAATCATTCAGCTTCTTGTTCAAATTGCTGAGACACTCAAGGACCTAAGGGACGAACAACAGATTCTAAAAGGGGAGATCAGGCAACTTCAGAAGGAGAAAGCAGCAACCTCCATCTCAGAAGAACTTGTGGAAAAACTCAACAATCTATCACTTGGTGTAGCAGAGAAGAAGATACCAGAAAAGAGGGGGACTTTTAGGGTTTTCAAAGACCCTTTAAAAATTCTTGAAGAGGAAAGAGCTAAACTGCCAAAATGAGCAGTAGCAGATCTAGAACTACAACGCAGCAGTTACCAGCTGTGAGTTCTAGAAGGCCAGAAAGCATTCATAACAGGGATCAACCCTTGTTTGAAGATCAGGTTCGTGATTACAGGAGAAACCAAAGGAGGCGATTTATAGCTGAGCAGGCCCTACGACGAACGATAGGAAAAATTCGAGGTAGAAGGTATAATCAAACCCTGGAGCAGACTATAGATCCGGAGGAAGAGCTTAGCCAGTCCATGCAGGAAAGAGCTAATCTTGTACCAGCAGAAGTTCTTTATAGAACTAGAAGGGACAATATCAATCACCAGGTCTACAATCACCGATCTGAAGAAGCTATGCTATGCGTAGGAGAGCAGCAGGATAGATCTTTCATACAGCCTGATAGCTTTCAGGAGTTACAACGTAGCGGTATGCAGTTCATCCATCTGGGAGTACTCCAAGTTCGGATCCAGATACTACATAGGGCTGATGAAGGCACTATGGCCCTTGTTGTGTTCAGAGACAACCGATGGCAGGGTGATCAATCTATATTTGCGATAGCAGAAGTCGACCTCACCAGAGGCTCACAAATAGTCTATGTAATCCCAGATACTATGATGACTATTGGAGACTTCTACCGTAATGTGCAGATCTCAATCCAAACAACAGGGTATGAAAGCTGGCAGAATGGAGAAGCCAATCTCTTAATCACTAGAGGAATGACAGGGAGACTATCCAACACTCCTAATGTTGGATTTGCATACAGAATCAGTCATGTCACTGACTACTTGGCAAGCAGAGGAGTCCAAGCTCTACCTGGAAGAAGGTATAACTCGGATATGCTGAGGGGAAGGAATTGGATTATTCGGCAGCCACAACTACAAGTGACTATGATGCCGAGAAGCGTTCAGACAACAAATTTACTGGACGGATCTATATCAGCAAGATTTGCCAATTATACGCAAGCTCCAGAGCCCCAACAACCCCGCTATAATGGGCATGATGAGGAAGAAGCAAGTGATGAAGCAGAGTTAGCTGCAACCCAACACCATGTTGTAGCTATGTTCCGTCTTTCAGGCTATACGGAAGTTGAAGAATTCAAGCCAAAGTTCAAGGAGCAGTATGAAAGATACCAAAGGGAGCAACAATGGGATACTTTGGGGCAACCCAGTGGAAAATATGACTACTATGTCCAATATACAGCACCACCTGCAGCAACAATCCCTTTGACAGAAATACAACCTTCAGGATGGGATGATCAACCACAATGGGATGATGAACCCCAGGCTACTACAATTCGATTTGAGGAGTTTTCTTCTGAAGCAGAATTAGAGCTGGCATATCAACAAGAAGTTTTTGCAGCAGTTGAAGAGGAAGCAGAATTAGAGCTGGCATATCCTCAACGGTTCAAAGCTATTGAAAAGTTACTTTCAACAAGTGAAGTAACAGGACCCTATAGGCCACCAGATGATGCAGCCATGGGCAGACCCAGCTATCCACCAGCTAGATCAATTTCAGAAGAAGGAGTAAGCTCCAGCAACTATCCCTCAAAGTTTAATGCCGCCAGAACAAGATTCAGGGGAGGATATAATGATGAAATGTGGACACTTCCATCAGCTCAGCAGAAAAATGGAGCCATGTTCGTTCTACCAGAGCAGTTGGGCCTATTCAATGATGCATTCTCAAGATGGGAGTCGGTGACCAAAAACCATGTTGCAACTCAGAGTTTCACTGATGTTCGTGATAAAATGGAGTACATGGAAAACCTGCTTGGAGAAATAGAAAAGCTTATATGGATCCAATGGAGAATGACGTATGTCGCTGAATATGAATCCCTAATAGCTATTGGAGATGGAAGGGATGGAACTCAAAATATTCTATCTCAAATGAGAAGAGTATTTTCTTTAGAAGATCCAGCACAGGGATCCACAGTAATCCAAGATGAAGCATACAGAGAGTTGGAGAGGCTGTCCTGCACAGACGTTAAGTATATCATTCCTTTTCTTAATGAATACTTACGTTTGGCAGCAAAATCGGGAAGAATCTTCTTAGGAGGAGAATTGTCAGAAAAGATTTGGATGAAAATGCCGGGTGACCTTGGAAAAAGAATCAAGGAAGAATTTGACAGAAAATATCCTGGAGTCATATCTGGAGTAGTTCCAAGGGTATTGTTTGCCTACAAATTCTTGGAGAATGAATGCAAGGAAGCAGCCTTCAAAAGATCTTTGAAGAACCTGTCATTTTGTAGTTCAATCCCTATCCCGGGTTACTATAAAAACACAGGAAAGAAATATGGAGTCAGGAGGTCAAAGACATACAAAGGCAAGCCTCATGAGAGCCATGCTCGTATTGAGAAAAGAAAGCACCTCGTTCGCAACAAAAGGTGTAAATGTTTTCTATGCGGACAGGAGGGACACTTTGCTCGTGAATGTCCTAATGATAGGAAGAGTTCAAAGAGAATGGCGATGTTTGAAAATCTTGAGCTACCTGACGACTGCGACATTGTCTCTGTTCAAGAAGGAGAAGAATTGAGTGACGCCATTTACTCAATCTCAGAAGGAGAAGATAATGATGAAGAACTACAGAGGTCTTTACAAACTATGGAGATAGTTCTAATGCTTGGAGAAGTGGATGGAGGATATAGACCCCAAATTAAGCTTCCTGATGAGCAATTCAACTGTGCTCATAATTGGGTCCATAATGGTGAGATACTGGTTCAAAAGGCAATAAAGTGCAGTTTTTGTAGAAGAGAAAGTTTGAAGAGGGCAAGGATTCATTGTCCCTTGTGCCTTTTAACTGCATGTAACCTTTGCGGGCCTTACTATTTGAAGATCGAAGTTCCAGTTGATCCAGCGCCATCAACACCATTAAACCCTCGGAGAATCATTCAGGAGCAGCATAACTACATCGGATGGTGTGAAGCAGAAATTGAAAGACTGAACAAGGAAGTGAAGCACTATAAGGGTCTTTATGAAGCTCTGCTAACTGAGAAATCTTTGAAGAAAGATTATGAAGATCTCAGAGAAGGTGATATCAAAAGAGGAAAAGGAGTTATGATCCAGGAACCAGAAGATATCAACTATCTTGGGGAAAATGAAAAGGTTCTCATAGCAGGAGCCGAGGAGAGAAAGCGGCTGGTCAAAAACATGCTGTATAACTTTGATATTGAGTTCGAGATACCTGACGTCCCCAAGTTCAAAGTAAGAGCAATTCTTGATACAGGAGCATCCACATGTTGTGTTAACGAAGGAGCAGTTCCTAAGGAAGCCATTGAAGATAGCCCTTATGAAGTCCAGCTTAATGGGGTTAATTCTGTGCAGAAGACCAAGAAAAAGCTGAAGTATGGAAGAATGATGATAGGAATGAATTCCTTCAGGATCCCCTTCACCTATAGTTTGCCTTTGGTTATCGGGGACAACATCCAGATGATCGTTGGATGCAATTTTATCAGAGCTATGTATGGAGGAGTACGTATTGAAGGCAATGAGGTAACATTCTATAAAAACCTCACCAAAATCAGCACATCTCCAGAAGTTTCAGTAAATGTCTTGGAAGAAGAGGTATGTGAAGAAGAATACCTTCAGATCCAGGATATGGTAGTCTGCAATATTGGGGAAAGTCGTGAATCTTTCTTGAAAAAGTTCAAGCCCTTGATTGAGGAATTCCAAGAAGCAGGCTATATTGGAGAAAATCCATTGCAGCATTGGGAAAAGAATGGGGTTCTATGTCAGCTTGATATCAAGAATCCTGATTTTATAATTGAAGACAGGCCACTCAAAAGCGTAACACCTCAGATGAAGGAGTCTTTTAAAAGGCACGTCAAAGCTCTCCTTGACCTCAAAGTGATAAGGCCAAGCAAAAGTCGTCATCGAACAACTGCAATGCTCGTAAACTCAGGAACCACAGTCGATCCAAAGACTGGGAAGGAAACTAAAGGAAAAGAAAGAATGGTCTTCAACTACAAAAGGCTAAATGATATCACTCATAAAGATCAGTATAGCCTACCAGGTATAAATACAATCCTCAAAAGAATCGGTAATAGTAAAATCTTCAGCAAGTTTGATCTGAAGAGTGGCTTTCATCAAGTAGCAATGCATCCTGACTCAATTGAGTGGACAGCATTCTGGGTACCTGATGGTTTGTATGAATGGCTAGTTATGCCATTTGGTCTGAAAAATGCGCCTTCAATCTTTCAGAGGAAGATGGATGAATGCTTCAACGGAACTGAAGAATTCATAGCTGTATACATTGATGATATCCTTGTTTTCTCAGAAGATGAAAAGTCACATGCAAAGCACCTGCGTATTATGCTGGGGATATGCAAAAGGAATGGGCTAGTCTTAAGCCCAACCAAGATGAAAATAGCAGTTCAGGAAGTGGAATTTCTTGGAGCACAAATTGGCAATCAAAAGATTAAGTTGCAGCCTCATGTGATAAAGAAGATAGTAGAGTTCAATGAAGCTGAGCTTAAAGAAAAGAAGGGTATGAGGTCATGGTTAGGAATCCTAAACTATGCCAGGGCATATATCCCTAACTTAGGGAGACTTCTAAGCCCACTCTATGCTAAAACAAGCCCAACAGGTGACAAGAGAATGAATTCTCAAGACTGGAAGCTTGTTTCTCAGATCAAAGAAGAAGTGCAGAAGCTACCGGACCTTGAGATACCACCAGAGGATTCGTTCATAATCCTAGAGACAGATGGATGTATGACTGGTTGGGGTGGAGTTTGTAAATGGAAGCCCAAAAGGAATGATCCTAGACGCAGTGAAAGGATCTGTGCTTATGCCAGCGGAAAGTTCAACCCAGTCAAATCCACTATTGATGCTGAAATCCATGCGGTCATGAATTCTCTTGAAAAACTCAAGATTTATTATCTTGATAAAAGGGAATTGATCATCAGAACTGATTGCCAAGCCATTATCAGTTTCTTCAACAAATCAGCCATGAACAAGCCATCACGAGTCAGATGGATCTCTTTCACAGACTTCATAACAGGACTCGGGATTAATGTTGAGTTCGAACACATAGATGGGAAGGATAATGTTTTGGCTGATAGCTTATCCAGGTTAATTAACAGTTTCTTTCTTACAGAATGGAACCAGTTAAAGGAGCAATCAATGATGGAGCTCGAGGAGCTGATGAAGGAGGAGCAGTTCAAAGAAAAATTGCCATCCCTGATCAACAAGATGATAGGCTGTTTCAGCAATACAAGGATCTCTCAAATGAAAGACGAACCCTTCATCATGAAGGAATATCTTTCACCAATGAACAAGAAATCAGAAAGCAGCTTGGAATTATTGAAGCTGAGTCAGCAAAGAAAGCAATCAAAGCTCTTGAGGAATATCAGCGAATCCATGCAATCAAAACACTGGAATGCCAATCATGGAGTTCACCAGGACGAGACGGAAATTATTGGTCCGACCACTTTCCAAATGTCAAGAGATCAGACGAGAATCTCAAAAGGATCCTTCACGATCTCAGAGAAGAATTGTCTGATGCCCTAAAGTTCTCTATTTAAAGCATGGTGGGCCCATTTAGTGGTTGAGGCATCTCACTTTAATTGATGCCCTTATCTTTTTGGAATCGTCCTTTGGACCCAAAGGCTGCCGCCCATGTGCAGTGATTCCTCCTGCTTTGTTTGTTTGTTGTTTGTTTGCTTTTCTTAGTGCGCCTTTCGGTGCCTCCTTATCCTTTAGGAATCTTGTGAGCTGTCGATGGGGCCCAATGAGTACCCGAGCTCTTTTATTTTCCTATATAAGGAGTTTTAGTTTTCGTTGCAAGGCAATCGAAGGAAAATCAAGAAACACTTGAGCCTTACTTCGAAAAAAGCTTGCTGGTGTAAAAGTTTGAAGCTTGTAATATTTCGCTTATGCTTACTTGGAGTTTGAAGAAATAAATTAGAGGTATTTCAGATCTCTTTTATTTCTCTTTATTTGTATCGATCCTGTTTA